AGTAAATTCTCGTGTCATTATTCCATTTGTATCAAATATTTTATGATTTAAATAAAAAATTGATTAAGTTTTATGAAAATTAAACATAAACAAACCATCTAATGAGTCGTTATAATAAACAACAACAGCATACATCAGGAGAAATAATTAAGAATGATTTTGAGTGTAGAATATTTAAGAACGAAGATGAACCTTACACATTGTTTTGTGCCAGTGATGTAGGTAAAATTCTTAAAATTAGGAATATTCGTGTATCAATAAGTAATTACAGTGAAGAACTGAAAATCACTATTAATACAGATTCAAGCACCGGTAAAAAAAAAAGTACGTATTTGACTTATGAAGGACTGATAAAACTCTTAATATGTAGTAGAAAACCTGAAACTATGAAGCTTGCTGAGAAAATTGGAATTAACATTGAAACAGTTGGATACGCTTGCGTAGAAGCGGAAACGATAAAATGTATAGAGGATTGTTTCTCTAATGAAACGATACTGAGAGAATATTCGATTAAACCATATAGAGTTGATTTGTATTTTCCTGAATATCATTTAATTGTTGAATGCGATGAAAACGCACACAGAAAGTGTGAAATAGACGATAGAAGTCGTGAAGTGAATATTATCAAAATACATCCACTAGTCAAATTTATACGTTATAAACCACAAGAAAAATGTTTTAATATATTTGAGTTATGTGGTAGAATCCATAATCACATAGCGAGATGTTTGCGTGAAACTGACTAAATCTTGCTTTTGTGGCAAGAGCAAGATGTTGGTCTCACTAAAAGTATGAATTTATAAATTCACATTTTTACAATTATTATTCCAATTGTATCAAATATATCATTGATTTAAATAAAAAATTGATTAACTTTTATGAAAATTAAATACATTCCATAATTATTTGAATAATGAAGTGTATATCAAGAGACCGAAATGATAAATGTTGCAGGTTTTCAGTTATTACTGACACAAAGTTTTGTAAAAATCATCAGTATATGAACGATTACACTGATGATATGCTTACACAATTGACTCTGTGTAGTGGATGTAAAAAGATGTATTATTTTGATGGTGAAACTAAGACCTGTGAGAATTGTAAGTCGCGTTCTAAAACAAACAAGATTGCAGAAAGAAAAACTATTGTATTATGTTCGAAAGACGGTTGTAAATTCAAAAGGAGTTTGGAAAACATTTACTGTAATGTTCATCAATTACAAGTGTTTATTGACGATACAAGAGATGCAGGGAAAAAACTATGTTATAATCACAATAGGGGGTGTCGTGAACAACTAGACGAATCATATAAATTCTCAAAATGTCAAGAATGTCTTGGAATTGAAAGAAATAAAGACCACAAGAGACGTAATAAGATAGTAACAGATAATGAAATACTGAAAAACACAAAAGAAAACCCGATTGAAAAGGGTTGCACAAGTTGCTGTAAAATCCAACCGATTGAACAATTTATTAGCATTTTATCTCCACACACTGAAACATTAAACTGTAGAACTTGTAGAGAGAATAATGCAAAAAATGATTTAAACCGCGATAAAGAGCATAGAAATGAACTTGCTAGAAAAAATGATTCTAAACCTGAGCGCATTGAAGTAAAAAAACAGTGGAAAGAGGATAATTACGAGAAAGTTGCTGGGTATTGGATTGACTCAAGACACAATAAAGTAGAAAGAGTTGGTGTTGAAGAGTATCTTAAAGAAAATTCAGATAATGCAAAGAAATGGAGAGATAATAATCCTGACAAACAAATAGAATTCAATGAATTTCGAAGGAATAGTTACGAGTCACAATATAAAGTTTATATAAGAAGTGCTGAATTAAAAAATCATGGATTTTCAATTTCATTTGATGAATATAAAGAAATAGTAAAGTCGCCTTGCAATTACTGTGGGATAATACAAAATCGTGGTATAGAAGAATTTAATGGAATTGATAGAAAAAATAGTGCTGTTGGTTATATAAAAGACAATTGTGTGAGTAGTTGTAAAATGTGTAACTATATGAAAAACACTGTTAGTGTGAATGTATTTGTAAATCGTGTGGAACACATACTATCATATAATAATCACGTTAATGGTAACTTATTTCCAGAACTGTTTGGAGACCATAATTGCAATTATATCACATACAAACGTAGAGCGCTCGTCAAACAGTTAGATTTTGCTATAACAGAAAGTGACTTTAATGAATTAACCACCAAGAAATGCTATTTATGTGGAAAATGTAACAGTAACACACACACTAATGGTATTGACAGATATGACAATAATGTTGGGTACATTCTAGAAAATTGTAGAACCTGTTGCGGAGAATGTAACTATTTAAAGCGTGATTACACATATGACGAGATATTTGCTAAATTTAGATTAATCTATGAATATAATAACAGCAAAAGCGAAACTATTAATGTTGAAACAAAAAATGAAAACAGCGACGTAATTACAACCGATAATTTTGGCATACCATTTATTGTAAGAACAGAAGGGTCTATAAAACAAAAAAGAAGAGAAGAATTAAGAAGAAAACTTGGTGATGAAGAATATAAAAAGCAACATTCTCAAAAAATTGCAGAATATAGAGCAAGGAAAAGGGCTGGAATAACAGAACCAGTAATAAAACCAATAAAAGAACCAATAAAAGAACCAATAAAAGAACCACCGACTGATAACACATCATTGTCAATGAGCAATAAAAAAACTAAAGATGAAATAAAAGAAGGAAGTCGTTTGAGAAAACAAAAACAGAGAGAAGAATTAAGAAAGAAACTTGGTGATGAAGAATATAAAAAAGAGCATTGTAAGAAAATTTCCGAAAATAGAGCCAGAAAACAAAGTGGTAAAGAAGTGCTTAAAACTGACGAAAACATATTATAAAGTAAGTAGTCGTGTTAATTTTCGAAGTAAATAAATATAAAAATCGTTGTTTTTTATATTTTCATATTCTATGCGTTTTATCATTTTTTTGTTTTACTCGTTCGGTATGTCACAATTATGTATGTCCACTAATTACTGTACGCTACACCTGCCATACCACTCATCACACGAAGGACATTGTAGTTAACGGCATATACTCTTACCTTAGCGGTGGCAGTTCCGGCGACAGTTCCAGATGAGAGAACAAGCTGAAGGACAGCATTGTCAATTCTGGAGAAGTTGCACGTCCCGCTTGGCTGATGCTCCTCTGGCTTCAGTGAGAATGAATAGATGTTGATGCCAGTATCTGGTGCTCGTGAGTGATGCTGGAATGGCTGAACGACATCGAAGTATGAGCCCTCTCTCTCAGAGAATCTATCCTGACCGTTGAGCTGTAGCTTTGCGGTGACAACAGGGTTCTCGCCCCAACAATGCATATCGAGAGCAGTTTCAGCAAGAACGAATGTGCCAGCATCAGAGACATAAGAACCGTTAGCGGCAGCAGACCCACTCTGTGGCATGAATGGGACATCGGGGTTGGATGTGTTGAAATTCCAAACACCGTTAGATGGAAGAGTAGAACCGGAATCAGTGGCTCCTGCCATCTGGAAGAGACCATTGGATGTAATGAAGGCATTGGAGCCACTGGTCTCTGCAGGTCCTCCGAAAGCGTGGATAGCGTTGGGAAGGGCATCAATAGCATCGGTGTAATTGAAGGGCTGAGCACCAAGAGTTCTGAAGAGTGTCTGTCCAGCATCAAGTGATGCGCAGTAGTCGACGTTGGCGTCAGGTTGAACAACCCAGATGAGCTCTTTACAAGGGTGGTTGAAACTAAGCTTGAGCTTATTTGATGAACTACCAACTGACTCATCGCCAGTGAATTGAATCTGCTCGATGAGGTATTCGTGAGGGTTCTGCGCAACCTTACGTCTCTCGTCGGAATCAAGGAAAATATAATCGACATAAAGTGATGCTGCGACAAGTGACTGCTGGTAAGCGATAGGAACTGATTGAATTCCTGAAGTAGCACTAAGTGATGAAACCGCCCAAAGACACTCTCCTAGAGGACGAATATCCAGGTTAATCTTGACCTCGTGATATTGGAGAGCAATAAGAGGAAGAGATAATCCAGGGTTCTTTGAAAACCAGAACTGAAGAGGAATGTAAAGAGTTGTCTCTGGAAGAGCATTACGAGGAGCACATACCTGAGATGGACCTGAAGATGACGAACAAGGACCAGCCACATCAGCGAAGAGAGGGTCTGTAATGTATGTAAGCTGTGTTGTGTTTCCAATCATCTTGAAATAACCTCTTTGCTGTTCGGAAGTCAGGGTAAGCTGGTTCCAGATATGCATCCAGTCACCATACTGACGGTCAATTCTTTGGCCACCAATTTCAACCTCAACTTGTGCGATAAGGTGTTCTCCAATATAGTCCAACCAACGAGCATACACACCTTGACCGCTTGATGTCTTCATACTCTGATTGATCTCAGGTAGAGTTACCTGAAGGTATGTGCGATAGCACAGGTCACCATTTCTGCTGATTGTGCAAGTTACTCGTCTTCCGAAATCAGCTTGACCAGAGAATGTCTGCTCAATGCTTTCCATAGCAAAGTTAGTGTGACGACGGTAAGAAATCTTCCAGTAAGTTATTTCAGGGGTTCCAGTTAAAAATACATCTTGTGCTCCGTATGCGACTAATTGAAGTAATGCACCTGCCATTTATATATATATATATCATACGAAGATAATAATTTCAGAATAAAAATTAATATCCCTAAAGATTTGATTAATGTGTTCACCCCTAGTTATACTCACAAGAACCAATTTTAATAGTTGGTGTATTTTGTATTACGAATGCAGTCAAACTAACCTGCAATTTCAAACTCAGAATGTTATAAAATGTATTTCATGCCAGCATTTTAAATTTTTTATTAGTATTTCTGAATAAATGACAAAAATACAAAAATGAGTATCTGTCTTTAAGTAAGTTCTTTATGTTTAATTATTATCTTTTTATACTACATATTTATGTCTACTTCTGTAGGTTCTTTAGAACTTAAAAAATTTGATATGCGAAGCATTGTATTTGATCCTAAAGAAAACAAAGGACCTGTAATTGTTATGATTGGTAGAAGAGATACTGGAAAAAGTGTTTTAGTTCGAGATCTTCTTTTTTTTCAGCAAGACATACCTATTGGAACTGTTATCTCAGGGACTGAAGCGGGTAATGGGTTTTACTCTGAACTTGTTCCTAAATTGTTCATTCATCACGAATACAATGGTGTTATAGTTGAAAATGTTTTAAAAAGACAGAAAATGGTTCTAAAACAAATTAAATCTGAAATGGAAACTTATAAAAAATCTACAATTGACCCTAGAGCATTTGTCATTTTGGATGATTGTCTTTATGACGACAAGTGGACAAGGGATAAACTTATGCGATTATTATTCATGAATGGAAGACATTGGAAGATAATGTTAGTCATAACTATGCAGTATCCTCTCGGTATACCTCCTAATTTGCGAACTAATATTGATTATGTATTCATATTAAGAGAAAATATTGGTGGAAATCGAAAACGCATTTATACAAATTATGCATCTATGTTTCCCACTTTTGAGGCATTTTGTTCTGTATTGGACAGTTGCACAGAAAATTATGAATGTTTAGTCATCAATAATAACGTTAAATCTAACAGATTACAAGATCAAATATTTTGGTACAAAGCAGAGAAACGTGGACCATTCAAACTAGGTTCAAAAAAGTTTTGGGATTTATCTAAAGGTATGGACTCTGATGATGAAGACGAGTATGATCCAAGCAAATTCAAAAAGAAAGGACCGCAACTTACTGTTAAAAAGGCACAATGGTAGATAATAACGCTCGTCATATGTCAACCGTATTGACATTCTTCATCAATTTACATAAAATGGATTATTGAAACTTAATAAACATTCGTTCTAGATAGTAACATTCGTTTTATGATAAAATAGATTGGTCTGTGTTGTCTGCAAATCCAAGTGCGATACATTTACTGGAAAAAAACCATAGACAAAATAAATTAGTATTGGGCATCATCAAACTCAAATGCGATATTTATTGGAACAAAATCAAGACAACATAATTTGGCATACGTTATCAGCTAATCCAAATGCGATACACTTACTAGAAAAAAACATAGACAAAATAGTTTGGACCTCGTTATCATCAAACCCAAATGCGAACCAATTATTGGAACGGAATTGCGATGAAATGTATGCATCCTAATAGATTAAAACGATGGATAGAAATGGGAGGAGATATCGATGATTTTTAGATTCACAAAAACAATGTCCAAATGGTTGATTATAATTATTTGTTTATAAAATTGATTTAATTATTTAATATTTTGTATCACAATAAAACAGAATACTAATTGAATATTGACATGGAAACGACGCTAATACATTTGTTGGAAAAAAACGATGATTTACTCATTTGGGGTATATTGTCAGGAAATGAAAAGGCAACTCATATTTTAGAAAGAAATTTAGACAAAATAAACTGGTATAGTTTATCAAGTAATCCAAATGCGATACATATATTAAATAAAAACCCAGAAAAGATAAATTGGGCGTATTTATCAGGCAATCCAAATGCAATACCTTTGTTGAAAAAAAACCCAGAAAAAATAAATTGGTGTCATTTATCAAGTAATCCTAATGCGATAAGTTTATTAGAGAAAAATCAAGATAAGATAGATTGGACTGAGTTATCGGGCAATCCAAATGCAATACATTTACTGAAAAAAAATCACAATAAAATAGATTGGTCAATGTTGTCTTGTAATTCAAACACATCAGCAATACGTTTATTGAAAAAGAATTTACATAAAATAGATTGGCAAAATTTATCAATGAATCAGAATGCGAATTCAACTGAACTATTGACAAAAAATCAAGATAAAATAAATTGGCGTATGTTATCAGAAAATCCAAATGCGATACACTTATTAGAAAAAAATCAAGATAAAATAGATTGGTGTTATTTATCAAGTAATCCAAGTGCAATACATTTATTGGAGAAAAATCAAGATAAAATAGATTGGTTTTGGCTATCTTCAAATCCGAACGCAATACATTTATTGGAGAAAAATCCCGAAAAAATAGATTGGTATGAGTTATCTTCAAATTCGAACGCAATACATATATTGGAGAAAAACCCAGAAAAAATAGTTTGGGAAAAATTCATAGAAAATCCATCAATATTTGATAAAAGAGTAAATTATGACTATTTGAAGAAAAGAATGGATGTTTTTCGAGAAGAACTGATGATGAAATGTATGCATCCTAATAAATTAGAACGATGGATAGAAATGGGAGGAGATATAGACGAATTTTAATTTATCACTTAAATGTATTAACGATGCCAAGATGCGATAATGGGACACGCAAAAACAAAAAAAATGGATTATGTGAAAAGACCGCACTTAAAAAAGGTGAATCATTTGTAAAAACAAGAAGGTGTGAAAATGGAAGTCGTAAAAACAAGCACAGCGGAGAATGTGAAAAGAATTATAGTAGTCAAAAAAGCATTTTTTTTACAGAAAAAATAAAAGAAAAGTTTCAGAAGATGTACGACTGTAATGTAATGATGAGTAAAAAAACTATAGACGATTGGTATAACAAACATAGTGAGTTTATGGATATAAGCGAAGATGCTGATATTCCAGATGATAAATTATTCTTCACAAAACTGAAAACATTGGTATTATCAAAATCGCTTGTTCAATCGTATATCATAATAATAGAAGATATAGATGATCAGTTTGAAAAAAGTATTTACAACATATGTAAAGGGGATATGAAAAAAGTTGCTCAACACATGCTAAGTAATATAGCAACTGAATTACAAAGAAAATATGGACGAGGATTTTTACAAGTCGATAAAAATAAAGAATTACAGTTTGATGTTAAGTTAGTTGTTCAAAATAGAAATTATAGGAGAAAAAAATTGCGAGAAAAAAGATTAAAAATTGATTCATTTTAAAGTTCATGTCAAATTAAATTAAATAAGTCACTAATAATGAATAATATAATAATGTTAGAAGAGTCAAAATCAGAGTCAAAATCAGAATTATTAGATTTTATAAAATTATATGACACATTATCGTGTAATCCTCTTAAAATAGAAGAAGAATATTTGGACAAGAAAAAGTTCGTGGTGATAACGACGATAATTAAGCATAATTGGAAAATTGATTAATGATAAGAATATAAGTATAAAATGACAATTATTTATATTCAAAATTAATGGAATCAGAATCAAAATATAGGTGTATCAAATGTAAATATAATAGCAATAATAAGCGTGACTATACACGACACTTGAACTCGAAGAAACATAGTACAGACGGAGTAGTTGATAAGTTCATATGTGGTAAATGTGGTAAAATGTACAAAGGTCAATCAGGATTGTGGAAACATAAAGGGATTTGTGATGTAGATTCAAATATTTTGAACACGATGATTCAAAAGAACGAAAATATTTTAAAGGTTTTAGAAGATATACAGAGCGATAATAAAGACATAAAAAGTGAATTGAAGCAAATGATGATAGATATAAAGCAAACTCCGACCAACAATACAGTAATAAATAACACCATAAATTTGAATATTTTTTTAGATGAGAAATGTGGTAGTGCAATGAATTTAGACGACTTCATAAAAGGTATTTGTTATGAAAGTGTTAATTTTTCAAAAATGATAACAAATTATGTTGAAAGCAACAGTTGTTTGTTAAGGAAAAATATGGAGTTATTACCTCTCCATATTCGACCATTACATTATTTGGAAGGAGAAGATAAACATCAACATGTATTTCACATACGTCAAAACGACAAATGGAAAATCGAAACCGAATTAAGTTGGATTCGTCAAGTTAGTGCGAGTGATGATGACGGTTTAGAGAAACAAACGTTATATTTTGCTTTAAAACAATTAGATAATGATAGATTAGAATATTTACGTTATAATTTTTGCAATAACGAAATTTATAAAGAAAACTACAGACGTTTAAATAGCGAAATCTATGATGTAGATAAAAAGATAGCGTTATTTGAAGAAATAATAAAAATAATAAAAATAGACCCGAACATATTATTGATATAAAATGTTATACAGTGGAGAATACTAAGATAAATAAATAAGACAATATAGCAACAATAATAGATACGAGCCAGATCGGTAAAATAGTTTTGTTCTTGTATCCAATCCCAAAATACCTAAAGCAACCAGATTCATCATAAATAATTGTAGGTTTAATAGTATGAATGACGAACATAGAGATAATAAAAATAATGATTGCACAATATGCTTTATTTTTTCTAATAAAAAAAACGTCCATAATAATATTATAATAGATTACAATTTTTACACCTTTTTACATTTCAAGCGCCGATTTTCTTACTTATGGCGGAATTTCATAATATTGAGGATTTATCAAAAGAGCAGTTAGATGACCTGAAAATAAGAAATATTGTTGGTTGCGACCCAGGAAGTAAGTGAAATTCTTACTATTGATTTTACACATTTTATATTTTTTTGTCGTGTAAAAACGGCGGTTGAAATGTAAAAAGGTGTAATAATATCTAATCTCTATCAAAATCATCATTATCGTTATTACCATCTCCATCACCATAATCGTAACCAGTTTCATCATCAACATCATTATGAAACTCGTTGGTTTCATTTTCTGGTTCGTCGGTGACTTCATTTTCTTGTTCGCCGAGGTCAATTTCACCATTTCTAACACCGTTCCTATCATATGCTTTTGGGTCATATTTAACAAGACCGATTTTACCTTCTCTCCATATTCCAAGACCAATTTTTTTCATTTGACTCATTAATTTTCTTCCATCGCTGTTCAACTCTTTTAACGTATCCGTTATTATTTTCTTTTCAATTTGTTTATATTTAAATGAATTATGTTGAATTTGGGTTAAAGGAATATCTAAGTGTTGCTTATTATTCGTCTCAATTTCAAGAAATGATGTAAGTAATTGAACCATTCTTTTTTTATAGAAATCTTTATCGCCATTATTATATTCTGGATTAGTTAATTCACTTGTTGACTTAATAAATATTCTAAAAACGGATAACCAAGAATAAGTTAAAAGTGTGTTAAAAATATAATCATCAAAGTTTTTCGAGTGAGGTAAATTGTTTAATAAATGTATAACATCATCAAGTTCATCAAGATTGCCAGTAAAAATGATTTTATCGTCAGAA